AATCATTCTCAGGAAGCTCAGCAGGATTCATAGCGAATGGGTCAACACCCGACTTCTCTTGTATAGTAAGAAGAACATCCTTAGCCGCCATCTGACCTTCTATGATATCTTGGTACTTGCTTCTCTTAGCTTGAGACAATGCATCCTCTGAGTATGCCTTAACTCTAAAGAGTCTGTCAGACATTCCATTAACAACGATGTCTACAAACTGAGGTAATATAGGAACAGGGGTCCAATCTAAATTAAGATAGGATAAATCCCCATCAATTGCTAGTTCGTTTTTATATTTAGCAATGGACTGCTCCCCCCTTGCGTATAATCTGAGTCTATGAAAATCTCTCCACTGACTATAGTATCTGCAAGAGTTGCCGTCCTTTCTAAACCATTCATACTGAATGGCTTGACCAATCTGTAATCCAAACTCGTCTGTCGCTTTCTCTGCATCAGACACAAATTGACTTGGGAATCCTACAGATGAAATGTTTATCTTTACATCCTTCATCTTCTAATTAATTCACTTGTTGTTCCTTTATTACTATACCTTGCAAAGTTAATACTTATTTTCGACTCTTTTTTCTCAGGTATATACGAGTTCTTCTGAGTCGCCATTATTGCAAGTCCTGAGCTTATTGTTGCATCATATCTAGTTCTGTTACTAATATCAAACTTAGCCCAATCCTCAAGCGTTCTAGTAAACATCATAGAGCCCATATCGTCCATATCTCTATAGGTTCCACTTAAGTCTATCCCTACATACTTCTCGATGTAAGATTCAATTGCGGATGCGTGAGACTGCTTAACATCCTCACTTGAGTTAGGTATACCCCCGAGCTCCTTCTCCGTCTTAGAGAGCTTGTTATAGTGCTTATCGGGCCTATTGATACTAAAGCCCCTGTATCCTCTGTTCTTAAAATGATATAGTAGCCTAGGCTTATTGTTCTCTACAAGTATTGGCATACCATAGAATACACAGGCCATCAATACCTCCTCAAAGAATATCTCTGCTGTCTGTGGCCTAGCCACATATTCCAAGAAGAACTCATTAGATGGTGCGTCATCCATATTAAACTTTGTTAATCCATGCAGTGCTCCATTAGAGCCGCCTCCGCCTACCGTTCCTGATATGTCATATGAGTCACATCCGAATGCACCGATGTGCTCATTGGCGGGATACTTGATTCCTCTCTTCTCTATAACACCATTCTGCAATCCCTTCTTTGGAGTCCAACTAACAAGGAACCTACCTCTCTTGTCAGGGCTCCATATAACTGTGCTGTCTTTTATTCCGTCCTTCCAATGAAAGCTACCTCTAGTAAGGTGATGCTCCTTTATTAATGAGTCGTTATAATCTATCTGCTGATATATCTTTGTAAGATTGAACAGAGATTGCTTGCTCTCATCTCTAAATGCGTGAGACTCTGTCCTTGGAAACTGACGATAGAACTCATTGAGTGCGTCAGGGTCATTCTTTAATGACTCAACCTCAGCCTCCCAATAGTCAATAGCTCCATTGTCAATCATCTCTCCGTCTACACCGAGTACAGGCTTAGAAGGTTTTCTTAGTACGGGCATTCCGTATCTATCTATGAACCCCTCCATATTCCATTCCATAGGAATGAATAGGTTATATAGCCCACTCTTAGTCTGTCCGTTTGCGTTTCTTTTAGTTGGGTGAGAGTCGTTGTATAGTTTCTTAAACTGCTCACCACCCTTATTTAGTGCGTTGGATGTTGAGCCCATCATACACTTACCAATAATCTTACTCCCTAATCTTAGACAGGTCTTAGTTACACGCCAATTGTTTAATATATTATTAGGCTTAAGCCACTTACCACTCTCGTCATGTACTAATAGTAAAAGCTTCTCACCGTCATAGGAGTTATCGTCTGTGTTCTTCCAATCTATAGTGGTGTCAAGACCATCCATTCCTGTCTCGTCAATGGTGGACATATTCTTCTTTGTAATCTTAGATGCAGGAATCCTAAATGCTAGCTCCGTCTTTGGTTTGTCCATACCATCCTGTATGGGTTTAAAAAAGAATGGAAGCCTCTGTGATATAGGAACAACCTTATCGGTAAACATCTTCTTGGCATCACTACCCGTCTTTGATAGTATACCTACACGAGAGTCTCTCGCTAGTGTCCCTGTATTAACACACTCAGATGAGCTCATAAATGAGAATCCTGAACGTCTAATCTTTAGATAGTCTAAGCCAAAGCAACGCTTGTCAGCCTTACAGGCTTCCCAATACATATATAGTATCCGATTAGCCTCTCTAAAGTCAGGATATCCCACATCAATATTGGTCCACTGTAGATACATATAGTGAGCTCCTGTGATATAGGTAGGTATACCGTTGTTCATAAACCAATACCCCTCCTCTCTTCTATCAAACTCTTCTTCTATGTAATCAACCCACTTACTTTTAAACTCAGATGGCATCTCGTTCCATTGAAAGATTGACTGAATCCTTGCTAATGCCTCAGGTATATCCTCTCTCTCCCAATAGTTTTTTCCTTTGGATATTTTCTCAGGTGGCTTTGGAAGAGCGATACGAAGTCCGTTTATACTAACAACCGCATCAATCTCTCCCGACTTAGATATTACTACTACGTCATACTTATCATTATACCCATACGTCCAACTGCGTACACGGTTCTTGTTCTTAACAACCTTTGATGGTATGTAATCTTTTAGAACACTGAATAAGTTATTTTGACCTTCGTTCTGCAAATCCTTGTTTAGTATCTATCTTCGTCTCTCCTCTCTCTGAGACCTCTATGTTTCTTTTTTCGCCCTCTATCTTTGACAGTATCTCGAATGCATCAAATATAGCTAACTTTTTTGTAGCAGCAGCATTCTTTAATCTATCTGCAGCTAGCTCATCGTCAGGGTCAGGCTTAATAATATCTTCCTTAGCAACCTTTATCAACTGCTCAACAGCCTTCATTCCTGCGTTTATAATCTGAAGTTTAATATCCTTTGTATCCATTATAGCTTTATTGTTATCTGATGGTCATACATCCTGTATAGCTTCTCACCATCCACATTAAACTCATACTCACTGTCAGGTTTAAAACATACCCTGTCGCCCTTATTAATTCCTTTAGATATAAGGTATTCATTTGGATACATCATCTCACCCATCAGTGGCTCTTCAGAGAACGGCTTGAACATATATGAGTCCTCTGCAGGAATAGGCTTAACAAAGCAGTATCTATCATATGAGTACCACTCTCCATTGTTCTTATACATAAAGAACTGTTCATCATCTATAAAGAAAAGGTCGTCCTTAAAAAAGCTCTTACCACTTTGTTGACGGCCCTTCATGTCGTTATAGAACTTAAATACGTTGTGATGTACTAATAAGGTGTCATCCTTCTGTATAGGACCTTCATATCCTAGTGGCGTTTCGATGACCTTGGCATAGCGAGTTGAGAACTGATGGTCTTCTTCTGAGGTACTTGTTATAAAATCAATTCCCCCTATCTCTTTTGTGTTGTCATATCGCTTGCCGTTTTCTGATTTAGTTATAAAGTAAAACGGTGACTTCATTTAAAAATTTATATTGTACTCGATTGAAATTGGCATTGTGCGTGTGAACTCCTTCCACAGCATAATCTCGTCTCCCTGCTGAATCCATATCTTTATAGACTCTCTCTCAGGATAAAATTTTATTAGATGGATTGTGTACTTGGAACCTAATACCTCTTGACCTACTATGTAATGCATTGCACCACCCTTATAGTCGGGTCCTATAGATATCTTCCTAATGTCCATTACACTACGATTCTAAGCTCTCCTGTTGCTGTCTTGTAGACATCATTAATAACAAGACCACCTGCAAGGGCTGCGACATTATCAGCGTAAGTTCCTAAAGAGAGCAACTGCATAGTGTCTCCTTTTAATACGGTAGAACGAAAAGTACCTGTCAAAGTAATATCTTTAGTAGCCGTATTGCCTGCATCAAGAACCTGCTGTAATGTTTTATCAATATTTGCTCCAATCACTGTAGCTAAATCGCTAACTAAAAAGTTTTTAGTTGAGTTAGCAGGAGTACCCGCAGTGTTTGTTCCTATCAATTTGTCTGTTAATGCAACAGGACTTACATTTGAATACGTACTTATCTTTGACATCTTATTTGTTTTTTTCTTTGGTAAGCTCTCCTGTTGTCATGTTTAAAACAGAATCGGCTCCATATTTTTCTATTAGTTTTTGCTCGTTGCTTTGTAAGACAGCTTTAAGACGGTCTATCCTTTTTAAAGTTTCGTGCTTGTGGAGTTCTATATCTCCTAACGCAGCTTTCAACTTTCCAAAGGCTTCCTGAATATCTTGCAGCTCTTTTAATTCTTTCTCATCAAGTTTCATTGTATTTAATTTTATTTATTACAAAGATAGGAATTATTTCTTTCTTGTCTTCTCAACTGTTCTACCTCCAAAGTATGCGGCAATAACTGTAAGTAAAAGAACCTGAAGAAGGTCTACCCAATTATCCTCAACCTTAAACTGAATCTGTCCTGCATCAATAAATATCAACAGCATAGTGTTGAAAATTAAAAACATCAAGACCAATGGTCGTACATTCTTAGACAGCCAAGAGTCAGAGCCCATATCCGCTTTCCATCTATCGGTGACGTTCTTCTGCATATCAGCCTCAGCATCTATTAGAATCTTTGTCATCTCCTTCTCAAACTCTGCCTTCTCATCTTTAGTTCTCCT